CCAGAGATCATATTGTCTCCAATGTTTTGGTAGGATCCTCTTATAAGTTTTCGTAATTTAGTTAAAAATTCAACTGCATCCATTAACAATTCCATTTTCTAAGACTTTTATTAATCCTAGAATTGGGATCATTAGCAGTTTTTGCTGATGTAAGTCTTTTTTTCATTCCACTCATTCTAGCGCAGAAACTCTTTCTACGATTGGCAGCTTTAGAACCTTTCTTTAATTTAGAAGGTTTCGTAGTGACAGCCATAGAAAGTTTTGATCCTGGATTGGCTGCACGATAAGATGCAATTCCTTTTCTATTTAATCCACCTGATTTAGATTTACCTTCTTTTCTTTGCCATGCTGCTGTTCTTGCCATATTATTTAATCCTTACACAAATAATGTAATGTTACTATTGCACGGCCCATATCAGGACCAGTAATAGCAGTACATTTAAAATTAAAAGTAGTGTCGTGTCCCATACCATTAGTATCTACTGAACATTTCCATTCTTGACCTGTGGGAACATCTCTTTTTTCTTTATGTTGATTATTACAACTACAATCTAATTCAAAATTCCAACCTTGATCTTGGTTTGGATCAATCTTATCTCCAAAATCAACACCTAAAATAGTATAGTGTAAATCTATTTTAGCCCCCCAAGTGGTTTGTTTATCTTCGTGTTCGAAATAACCATTTTCATCTAAAACAATATCTACTGTTTGATCTTTATATACTGTCATTATTTTTTCTTTTTAGGAAAGCCAGCTTTCATATTAGCATATGCTTTTGCTGAAATAGTAGATTTAGATTTAGGTCTTGAGATACCTAATTTTTTTCTTTTATTAATATTAGCCCAAAGTCCTGGTTTATTTTTAGTAGCCATTAGCACTTACCCTTTTTAGCTTTTCCACCCATTTTATATTTTTCACGAGCTTCCATTTTTTTAGATTCTTTTTTCTCATGCTTCATCATAGCAGATTTAGATTTATATTTTTCTTTTCCGCCATACTCTTTGATCATTTTCTTTTTCATTATTTATTCTCCTTTTTACAATTACAGTCATGTTTACACACACATGGTATAATTTTCAAGACTTTGCATAAAAGTTTTTTTAGTTTGTTTAGCATGTTATTTTCCTTTTTTAGTGTTGATAATATCTGTTGCTTTAATACCATATACAGCAGCAACTACTGAAATCCAAAGACCGACCACCCACCATGGCATAGTTTCTAGTTTTTCAAAATAGAGGTCTAGTTTTTTAGAAATTTTTTCATCTTCTGCAAATACAGAGTAGGCTAACAAAAACAGAGGACTTGATAGCACTAATAAAATAAATTCGTCCTTCCAGTCTGATTTTTGTGATTCGAATATTTTACCTTGATATTCAATTTCTCCACGCTTCATCTTCTCAGCATGTAGTAATGCTGCTTCTGACATAGCAATTTCAGATTTCTTCTTGTTAGAATAGATTTCTGCTGCGGCCTTGATTCCAGAGCCTAATAAACTCCATGGAAACATAATTTAGTACCAAGTAGCGGATTGTTTTCTAGCTTTTCCAGTTCCTTTAACAGTAACTTTTTGAGATTCATTTGCTTTAGTCATCTCAACAGGCACAACGTGTCCGCAAGTTTCTACTTTAGAATCTTTTTTAGCTTTTGATTTATTTTTTTTCATTATTTTTTTCCTTTTTTACTCATTTTAGCTTCTGAAAGAGCAATTGCAATAGCTTGTTTAGGATTTTTCACAATTTTTCCTGATTTTCCACTGTGAAGTTTGCCTGCTTTGAATTCTTTCATTACTTTTCCTACTTTTTTCTGTCCTTTACTCATTTTTTTCATTGTTTTGGTCCTGTGTTTTTAAGTTGCGCCGCTAAAATTGTTTTTTCTAACGACGTATTAGCTCTTAAGCGTGCTAATTCCTGATTTTGATCAAGCTTTTGTTGATCTGTTATCTGATTCATCATAGCTTTCATTTTATCTATGTTCAATCTATCTTGATCTGATTTTTTCTTACGTTCATTTTCTTGTGCTTGTAGATCTAATTCTCTTGCTTTTAGTTTTGCAATCGGGTCATTATCAAATTGAGAAGTAATTTTCTTCTCTTCATTCATAAATTCTTCCATTGCTTCTGCAATCAATACTGCTTTTCTAGATTCTATCTTCTCAGATAGCATTCTAACTTGGATTTGCATTTGTTGTTGCATCTGTTGAGCCATCATAGGGTTTTGTTGTAATTGTGGATTAGCCATTTGTTGTTGCATCATCTGTAGTTGTTGCATTTCATCTCTAAATTCTATTTCAACTTGTTCTTGAGCCATTAAAGAAATGTGTTCAAAAATATTTTTTTCTAATGCAGCCATTACAATAGGAGCATTCCTTGCCATATTGGTTGCCATAAAGTTCAAATGAGCTGTCATGTGTGCTCTATGATCTTGACCTGGGAATGCTTGGAATGGTTTCCCAGCAAGAGAGTCAATGTGTTCTAATGCTGGGTCCTTTGGTTGTGGGGGTTGTGGTCGAATAAGTATTTTATCAATATCTTTTACACCTAATGCTTCGTACATATTTCGGTACACTTCATATTGATTATGAATAGTTGGATTGGATGCTGCCAATTGCAATTCTGTTTGCGCAAGGGAAATACGCTGTGTTTGAGAGAAAATATTTGGATCAGCAACTGGCAGTATATCTACTCTGTCATCAAAGTCAGATTGTTTAATTGTTTTTTCTGCTCCTACAACATCGTATGGATATTCTTGAGGTAGATATAATTTAAATACTCTAGCTAATAATTTGAATTCTTGTTTTAATGCTGCGTAAATTCTTTTGTGGATTGCGGACATCGTTCTGCTTCCTCTTTCCAACAGCGCAACTGTCGTTCCCACGGCCGCTTGTTGATTCCCATCTCCCACTTGCATGTCAGCTATTGAAGCAAAGCGCTGACCAGCTTGAACAACGACACCCATAAGACCTAACAATGTTTGTGAAGGTTCTTTAAAGGGAAGCATCATAAACGAATCTTTAATGTTTCCACCTGGAGCATCTACATCTCTAAATTCTCCTGGTTGAATAGCTTGTGCGTCATCTCGAATTCGTATTCCTCGTTGCTTGAATCCAGCTGGTAAGTTAGAAAGTGTTCCAGCATCTAATAATTGTCGTAAAGCAGCGGTTGCTGTTCTTGATAATCCACCAATCATGTGAATTAATCCAAAGCCATAAAAACCTAAACCTGGTAAAAATTTAAAATGTACAAAATATTGTATTTTAGATTTTTTAGGATCACCTACTTCATAGTTTCGTTTGATGGATAAAATTTCTCTAGAGTTTTCTTCTATGGTTACAATGTAAGGAAGTTTAATTCCTGTTGGTTCATTAGTTTGAGGATTAATATCTTCAAAACCTTCTAGATCTAAATTGACATGAAATTCTAATAAAGTAAAAACATCTTCATAATTAGATTTACTAATTCCTTCTAATTCTCTTTCCTTTTTTTCTATTTCAGATTCTTTATTATCACCTGGTTGTAATTCTATGTCTCTATAAAATCCTGCTACTTGTTGTTTACGTAATTCATTTTCAGAAATTTTAATCATGTGTACAATTGCTTCTGCATCATCTAAAGATGTTGCTGAATAAGGAACTACTAAATCATCTGCAGGTACAAATTTAGAAACTGCTCTTCCTTCTATTTCATCAAAATAAACTTTTTTAAAAGAAGATCCCGCTAATGGTAAATGAAATAACATAGTATCAAATTCTGGTTCATATTCTTTCATCTGATCCATGATTTGATAATTCATAAAATCTTTAACACGTTTAGCTTGTTGTTCTTTTTCGGTAGTTGGGTTTCCTAAAATTTGTGTTCGTACCGGTCCATCTGCTGGCAATAATTCTTTGTACGCCAAAGCTTGAAACTGTGTGACTGCTTCTGCTAATACAGGGTGAGTTGCACCTGATGCACCTTGAAAAGGTTCTGTTCGTTGTTCGTATTTAAATCCTAATAAATCTAAACCTTGTTTATATGCTGTTTCCCAATCTTTTCTTGAATTCTTATAGTCTTGATAATTTTGTGTAAGTTCTGTTCCTAATCTTCCTAAGATAGTCTCATCAATGAAATCTGCTAAATTAGCATAATGATTTTCTGATCCTTCTACGGAAGCTACTGCAGGATCGTAATTAATATCTACCGATCCATCTTCGTTCTCAGTAATTTCAACTGGTTCACCAGCTTCGTTTAAAATTTCTTGATCTTCTTGTTGTGCTAGTTCAATATCTTCCGGACTAGGAAGCGTAACAGTATCTTTAACGTTTGGTAATGATTTGTCTATTTCGGCCATTTATTTTCTCCAATCGTATTGTTTTAACAGTATTATAATTAATATTCAAGCCTTGTGGCTGCGGGCCTGATTTTGGTGGTATAGTAGTGGTTAGTTTTTTAGGTTTATTCAATGTCATCGATACTATCCATCATTTCCTCAAATCGTCCTTCTGCTCTAGCCACTACCTCATCTCCTTGTGTAAATCTAGGTTTTTTTGCTTTTAAAGCATACTGTTCTACTCGAGAAGCTCCACCATAAACTTCATCTAAATTGTTTACAATTTCAGAATAAAAATCTACATGGTGGTCATCTCTTTGTCCCATCCAATTTAATTCTGGAACGCCATCCTCTACGGAAAACTCTGCATCGTATTTTACTTTTTGATTTTTTGAATCTATAGATACTTTAGGTTTTTCATATGTCATGTAAACCTCTTGTCTATAATCATTTGGGAATTCTACTGTAATTTGTTCTCCTCTCATTTCCTTTACTTTTAAATCAGGCATGTCTTTCACTTCATATTTATAACCTATAATTTCATCTGTATCTTTTACTTGAACATATCTAGGTTCACCTCTTTTTTCAGAAGCTCTAATAAATTCTTCGCTTCTTGCTAGATGACGATCTTCAAGACCTTTTGCTCCTTCTTTTTGTAATTTATTAAATTGTGCCTCTGTTAAAGGAACATCTACTTGTTTAAAAATAGGAATTTGTTTTCCTTCTTCTCTTACTCGTTTAATTAAACTAGGAAACCATGTTGGAAATTCTGTTTGTGTTTTACCAATAGGTGCAACAATTTCAGTAAGCGGAGCTGCTTTAGCAGCTTTAACTGTTTGTCCAACTTTACCTAAACCAATTAAACCTGCTTTGATACCTGCTCCTAAAGCTCCCAAACCTGCCATGCCTTTTAGAAATCCTCGCTTGCTTGGATCTTGTGGACCTTCATCCATCATGGGATTGATAGGAAGAATAGGTTTGTCTTTTGGATCTCCAGCATCTTTTAATTTAACTCTTCCTCCGTATGCGTACATGTTTATAAGATCTTCTGCAGGTATTACTTTATTGGTGTCTACTCCTCCCCAAAAATTAATATTATTTGGTTGTTTGTTTTCATAATAACTTCCTTCTAATTTTTTTAAACCTTTAGAAGCTTTGCTAATATCTTGAGCAAACGCTCCTTCTTCTGGGAGTGTCATGTCATCCAATCCATAATTATACGCTTCCATTTGACCAATTGCTTTTCGATAGGCTTGTTTCTGTTCTAATTTATTTTTAGCTTGTAAATAAGATTGATATTCCGGACCAATTATTTTTCCTTGTTTATCTACATAAGGTTCTAATAATTTAAAAGTATCATCTATTTCTCTTCTAGTATTATCTAAATAAGCACTTTGTGCAAAATCTGCTTCTGGATCCATCATGTCTTCTCTAGGTTTATTTTCTGCTTCTCTTAAATCTTCTTGTAGTCCAATAACTTTATCTATGTTTTGTTGTATTTCAAAACCTATTCCAGCTTCTGGTCCACCTATTTCTTCTATACTACGTTTGTCTGCTCTTGGTATAGCACCAAGGGTAAATGAGCTTGCTACATTTTGGAAAGCTTCTCCTGGTGTTTTTCCTTCTGATACATCAGATAAAAATTCTGGAATTGAAAAAGCAGCAACAATTCCAGCTCCGACTGGACCACCTATTAATAATCCTTCGGCTCCTATCGCTCCCATTTTAGCAACATTCCCTAATTTACTTATTCCTTTTTTCAAAATCCCAACTTCTTTCCCAGAAAGATTTTTCATGGCATCGATTGGATCAAAGCCCATAGAAAGTTTTCCAAATTTACTAAAGGTTTGTTTTTCTATTGGATTTAATTTTTCTAAAACCTTTGTAGGTGTATCTAATTTAAATGTCGGATCCATTTTTTGTTTTATTAATAATTTTTCTAAAAATTTAACTGTTCTTTTTTTATTTCCTTCTGTGTCTATATTACTCATTCTTCCAAATACTTTTTTTAATGTTTCATCATCCAGTCCTTTTAGATTGGCAGCTTTATTGGTTCTTGAAAATGAAATACCTACATTATCGATGGGATCTCCAAACACTCCTGCTTTATCAAAGTGTTCAAATTCTACTGGTACTCCTTTTGGAATTCCTGTTATTTTTCGGTATGCCTCTGTTGGAGTAATTAAGTTTCCTGTGGTTTTGTCTATAAACTGAGTACCATAATTAATTTCTTTTACACCATTATATGCATCTACATATTTTTTCCACCTTTTGTTTGTTGGATCACTGTTTACAATATCTGCACTAAATTTTTTTCCTGTTGCTTTTTCTCTAGCAACATAATTAGATACATTATCTCCACTTATTATTTCAAATTTTTTTCCTCCTTTGTCTGCATGTCTCTCGATAGATCTCATGAGATGCTCTCCAGCATTTTTGGGTATACCGTAATGCTTTGATGGATATTTTTGTAAAAGATCATCGATATTTTGTAAAGTTGCGTTTTTAAACTCTTCTGTAGCAACGGGATTTACATTTCGATAAACAGTTGAACTAATACTTTTTAAATAGGGAGATATTTCTTTCTCGTAAATTTTATAATTTTGTTTTGTTAAATAACGTGGTTTAGATTTAGCATAATCATATGCTAAAAAATCTGAAGGTTTTTTATATTCTGGGGTGTCTAACAATTCTCCTCTACGAAGTTTGATAACATCTAGTATAGGTCTTTCTCCATTGGCAACCTCTTCTACAACTTTATTAATTTGTTTTACCGTTTCTTCCCTTGTTCCATAAGCACCTTTTATACTTTTTTCTTTAGCGTATTCTCTTAAATATCCAGGCACTAATTCTTTTCGTGCAGCACGTTCTTTGGATATATTAGATGATATAATATTTATATTTTTTTCTAATTCAGGTATTAATGTTTCCCCAAATTTTTCTATGTCAAAATATTTTTTAATATTTTTATCTAAGAATTTTCTGTAATAATCATGTACATCTAATCTAATATTAAGTTTATCGCTTCCTCTTGCTTTTTCTGCAAATATATGAACTCCTTTTCCTTTATATTTTTCTTTAAGGTCTTCTATTTGTTTATATAATTCTGGATTAGATGATTGTAATATCTCTGACCCCTTACCAAACTTTTCTCTCTCCACGACTCCACCATCTGCAAAACTTCCTTCGCGCGCGGACAATTGTTGTCCATAATTTTCTTCCGTATCAAACAAAGTAGAACTTCTAAATTTAGATTCGTCTATTGCTCCTTGTAAACTAGAATGTACACTGGTAGGACTAATTAAATTTTTATCTAACAGTTCTACTAATTGCTCATCTGTATATTTCATTCCATCATGAATGCTAGGAACGTTGTAATATAAATTTCCTAATTTAAGAGTTCTAGATTGTTCCGATACCATTTCTCCTTCAGGAGTTTCATACACAGGTCTTCCTACTCTAGTTATTTTTTCTGTCTTCTTACCTGCAGGTGTTCCACCATTTGCTAATTCTATTTGTCTTAATCTAGGATCTTCCATGCCAGGTGCTGTTGGCATAACTGGTTCTATACCAGGAGTAAATTCAGGCATGACTTCAAGACCAGTAAGACCTGGATATAATTCTGGTATAGAAGAGTCTTCCATTGTAGAATCAGCTTCTTCTGTTGTCATAGATATTTTTTTAAATGGTTTGTTATCGTATTTATATTCATCGGTAGACATGTTATTAAAAGGTTTATTATTATATTGTTCTTGAATAATTTGATTAATTTGTTCTGAGGTTAATCCAGTAATGGTAGAAATAGTATCAGAGTCTGCTCCTCGCTTCATCATATCTAATACCATTTGTTTTTTCTTAGGGTTGGTTCCTTCTGCGAAACCTTCTCGAGCTCCTAGCTGCTCGCTGCTAGTGTCATCCATTGTGTCATCATAGACAACCGTACGCAGCCCTGTAGGCTTCGTCATGACTCGAAGTACTTGTTTGTATTTTCCTAGTTCCATATTAGAACCCGAACAGATAATCTAAACCAGTTTTAGGTCGTACCCTTCCACCAATTGCGTATCCGTCTCCTCCATCTCCGGCTCCGTCTGCGCCACCACCATCGCCGCCATCTCCATCGCCGCCATCTCCATCGCCGCCATCTCCATTTCCATTTCCACCGTCGGCTCCTGCTCCGCCATCGGCTCCTGCTGCACCAGTTGCTCCTGGACCAGGTCCTGCGTCACTTGTGTCGGTAGAACCTACGTCTCCTATTCCAACAGAAGCATTTGCAGCGGCTGTTGCTGCGGCATTAGCTGCTTCAGATCCTAAGTCTCCAGTATCCACACCTGCTTGACCTACATCTGAAGTTGAACTTGAAAATGGTGTTGAAATAACATTTGTAAAAGCATTCATAGCTTGTCTTGCAAAACTTTGTGGGTTAGCTAACGACATAGCAATACCTGCAAATGGATTCATCGCACCTAGCGCTACTCCAAAAACTGTTTTTCCTATATCACTAAGAAATCCCGGTGGAGCTGCATTTGAAAAATCTGCTGTACCAGGTGCATCAGGAGAAGTATTTCCTCCATCTGCAGAATTATATATTGGTTGTTGAGCTACCATGGAAGATAATTGTGGATCTTCTATTTGACCTAATAACTGTTGATACCTAGATAATAAAGTTCCTTGTGCATATCCTCGTCGCTCGATGCCCGTTAAATAGTCTAAACCTTTAGATGAAATTCTAACGTCTTGAGCATGTGGAAAAGGAACTTTATGTTCTAATTGATCATAGATTTTAGATGTTCCTCTTTGAAAACCTATTCTTCCACCGGATGCTTGACCTAGTACGTCTTTAATCATTTGATCCGATGCTCCTGTAATATCTTTAATGGTAGCGACATCCACACCTCGTTGACTAAGCTGTTTAATCTGCGCAATCATTCTATTAATAATTTCTTGGGAAGGTGTGTTTTCTGCTGCGGATGGTTTGGTTCCATCTGAATAACCAACTCGTCCGCCTTTTGCAAATTCATCTTCAGGAATATTTCTTCCGAAAATATGATCTTCGGTTTCATTCATAATTCTTTTTACATCTTCTTCTTTTAAATTTTTATATCTACCTTCTTTTTTTAAAACTTTATTGGCTTCTTTCATAGCATCCATAGGATCCATCTTAGTCATATCTTGTATAACTTTATCCGCTGTTATTAATTCCGTAACCGAAGCTTTTGGTTTTCCTATTAATCCTTCTGTAATCTTTTTTCCTTCGGGAGAATCTGCTGGAATAATTTTCTGTTCTTGTTCTGCTTTAGTAGCTTCATCCAAGTCCATAACTTGCTTGTTTTCAAATTTTCTTGGTTTAATATTAGGAAACTTTTGTTCAATTTTTTTTACTGCTTCTGTTGCAGAAGACATATTATAAAAATCAGGAATTAAACTATCTACTTGTTCTAATGCATCCTCTCCATAATTATTTCTAAATACCGTAATCACATCTTCTTCATTGGATGCTCCTCGTACCACGTCTTCTAAATTCTTAGGAAGTTTTAACGTGCCTCGTTTTAAATCATCCATCATTTTATATCTAACTGCAGCACGAAAGAGTACTTCGACTTGCATTCGAGATGCAGTCTTTTGTGTTTGCATTACATCTCCTATAATCTCATCAAAGGTTTGACCTTTCATCTTAGATAGATCCTCGCCGCTTGCTTCTAGCTGCTTGATGCGAGATTCCAAGTTACCCATTAAAGTACCTGGACGAGATGTTTGTCCTTTTTGTTGAATCAAAGTTTTAATTCCTTCAGGAGAAACTTTTTGTCCAGTTACCAGTTCAGTAACTTCCGCCATAGGTGGATTTAATTTGTTATCTAATCTTTGAAGATTTCCTTTTAACGTTAAAACTTCTTGATCATTCATTTTAGGAACATCAAGAATTAATTCTTTGATATCTTCATATGCTTTTTTAGCAAGTCGATCAGAGGCTGCTTCGATATTTAATTCTTGTTTGATATATCGTTTAGTTTCATTATCGGGAAGTTTAATAACATTGGTTCGTGTGCCTATATTTTTAGATAGAGCACCTTTACCATATAGTTTTTCAATTAATTTTAAAAGTTCTGCTAGTGCTTTATTCATAAACTAATCTCTTTTCTTTTCTCCAATGACTTGTTCTTTTTTGGTAATCAAATTTCCTTCTTGGTCTTTAACATCAATAGTGTATTCCATTCTTGCCATAGGTGGCTCTTCTGTCTTTTGAACTTTTGGTTTGGTACCAGTTACTTTCGTAGTAGGTTTGACACCTGTAATTTCTTTTGCTCCAGATTTTCCAACTCTACCTAATAAACCAAATCCTTTTTTTGCTATTCCAAATACCATATTATTTTCCTCCTGCTCCTAATGGTTTTCCAATAAGTCCACCATCTTTTTTTCCTCGTTTGTTTAACTCATCTTTTAAAATAGCCATTACTGGGTCAGGAAGGTTTCCTGCTTCAATAAAATTTCTTATTGCCGATGTACCCATTCTACTAACAGCTGATTCTAATTCACCTAATTTTAATAATCCTATTCCTGGTATGTCATACGTCTTACCCATTAGTAATACTCCTTTTTTGCCGGTGGTATTGGATCATCCCTATAATCTTCTGGATGTTCCAAAAATCCTCCTTGCCTAAATCTCATCACTGCTTGTGTCATGGAGTCGACCAAATCGTCATGATCCCCATAAGGAAAAGCAGCACACTCCTCAATTACCTCCTGAGCAAACGCCTTGTCGGTGGGCGCCCATATGCATCCACTCTCAAATAGAGGTGCAACTGAGTTAACTCTTGTATGCTTATCATTTCCTTTGCTCGGTGTAAAGTTGATAACGGGGATACCCATTTTACGTAATTCATACGTTAGCGGGAGACCAGAAGCCTTAGATTCAATCAAAACTGTTTCAGGATTCCAATATTGATATTGTTCATAAGCTTTACGTCTTAGTTCTGGAAACTCTAATCGTTCTTTAACAGCATCTAATAATATTAATTGTGGCCCACTATCTTGGTTTAAATGAAATACTCCCCAGGTGGTAATAGCAGAATAATCGGCAGATTCTTTTTTCATAAACGCCGTATCATAACTTTGAATGACATGTTCTAATGGCGGGATATATTCCTTGTCCCATTTCTGCCACCATTCTCTTTTGATCAAAGCTCCTTCTTCTGAAGTTGGATTTTGCATCCACTGTGCATTCCATTTCTGAACCGATAGAGAAGCTTTCACTCCTTCTAATTCTTCTAGTTTCCAAAACTCTGGCCATACAGGTTTACCAGATGGTAAGATAGCAGGAAACTCTACGATGTCCCATTGATCTGATTTCACTTCGGATTGAGATTTTAATAACATGCCGGTTAGATCTTTGGTGTTCCATCTCGTCATAACTAATACAATGGCTCCGCCTGGTTGCAAACGCTGACGAGGTCCTGAAGTATACCATTCATAGGCTCGTTCCATAGAATCGAGGTT